TTCAAATATAAGAATGGCTACAAAATAAACGACTATCTTTTCCGTAGTCCGATACAATCCTTTGCTACTTATCTTTTGCCCTTCCTTTTTTGCAGCCTTGATGCCCGTTATGGTATCCGCAAAAACAACGGCAACCGTAAACAGTAGAAAGCCTTTGATAGGGATGAAGAACGAAGCAACAAAGCCGCAGCAGAAACTAAAAGAAATAAATTCCCAAGATTGATGCAATAATTTTAGTATAATTGATTTCATATTATTTAGTTTCTTTGTATTATATGCCAATTTGTGCCGTCGCATACTAATGTACACCATTGAGGCGTAACATTTCCAGCACTTAATATAGGTGTTGAAGGTGAGCCACCATTTAAAGGAATTACATTAGATGCGCTACTTATAATTGTTCCACTTGCAAGATTTTTAACCATATACATTCTTCCTGATGTTGCTGGGGTTAAATCTAATGTTGTAGTTGAGAAAGAACCCGTATTAACAATATAAACCCTATTACTTGTCAATGATACCGCAGATCCAGCAGTAGTAGCAAAAAACACATAATCAACGTCTAAGTTATTTCTTGCCCCTGATGCTGAGGTTGCATTTGTTCCACCATTTGCAATAGGTAAAGTTCCCGAGAATCTTCCAGACCTCCAATACGGACTAAGCATTGAAGCGGTATCTATTACTGTTGCATTTAAAGTATTACTTGTAAGGTTTAGCCCTGTACCAACAGTTATATCTCCTACTCCATTACCATCAGTATTTTTCCCAAGTATTTTATTTAAACCAGAAACCGAACCGCTTATAGTCATTTGATTTAAAACATTTAAAACATTATTAAATGATTTAGAACCATTTATTGTTTCTGAGCCATTTAAACTAACTTTGCCATCAATACGACTTGAAAGAGATGTTGTATCTAAGTTTGTTAAAACATTGTTTCCGCCTTCAGTAATATTACCAGTAACCGCTAAAGTTGATGACAAAGTTGTTGCACCCGTAACACCAAGTGTGCCATTTACATCAAGTTTATAGGTTGGGTTTAATTTATTTATAGCAACATTACCATTATTAAATACTAAAATAGAATCGTAAAAAACATTTAAATTAGTTTGAGAAAAAGCGTATCTAACATTTGATGATGTAACTATTGGTCTTAGTTGGAAATAATAATTTGTTGGTTCAGAAGAATAAGACATTCTAAAACCATTTTCAGAATTGTGATGAACATTTAAAACATCATAGTTATTTGATGCGCCAACTGTCAATCTTTGAGTAAAACTTGTATTCCCTGTTACAGTTCCACCAGCTAATGGTAAATAAGTTGAAGCTGCTGACGATTGAGTAAGATAAGTTGAGGCTGCAATACCTGACCTTAAATAATTTGTAAGCATTGAAGCCGTATCCAAAAGGCTTAATTTAGCCGCAAACCTTGTATTTAAATTAAGCAAAGACGTATCAGCCTTTTTTAAATATTTTGATAACATTAATGTAGTGTCAGATATGTTTAGTTTTAAGTTTATTCTACTATTATAATTAGTAAGCATACTTGCCGTATCAGATATATTTAATTTTGTTGCAAATCTAGATGTAAGGTTTAAAAATGTTGTATCTAATTTTTTAAAATAAGGTGTAAGCATACTTGCCGTATCACTTACCAACAATGTAGCCGTTGTATCTCGCCATAATCCTTCACTACTTTTATAATACAAAGAAGCCTTGTCAACAGGCGTTGTAATACGCACGTCGTGCAATTCCGTTATTTCTAAACCATTTTTTATTGAAACGAAAAGTTCCCCTGAACCTGGGTTACTTTTTACACAAACACCAATATAAACACTATGAAAAGGTGCTTGTGGCTTTGTGGATGTCAATGCCCCTGCAACCGTAGGTGATAAATAAACGGCTGAATCCTCAACTAAGGCTGATGTATTTATATTGGTAATTAAGCCTTCAGTAATTACATAGCCGCTTTGATTGTTGGCAATGCTTTCCGCAACAATTCCAAACGTATTTGCTGATGTTGGGTTACTTGTTGCCAATGCTTTTGCAACGGTTATTCTATTTCCCTGACTTCCTGATAAATAAACCGCAGTTCCTTTTTCCAAAGTTGCACCCGTGCGATTGTTAACCCTTTGATGTAATTGTTGACCAATAACATTTGTTACAATTCCACCTTTTAAACCTTGTATTAATGACCCTTGTGTATCGTTATATTCCATTTCACCTATTCCGACAGTTCCATTTTTTCCCGTATTAAATATAATAGAATCAAAAGGCATTATTGCACCATAGATAATAAGCGTATCTCCATTGCTAAATTTCCAGCCCCCTTTTGTTTTGATGTAATTGTAAAAAATATTATTTATAGTATCAAGAATAAAATAAGCATTATTTATTCCACTTGATTTTAAAGCAACCGTATCCGATGCACGACCTCTCCATACTAATCCATCGCCAGTAGTCTGGTAGCCTAACCTTTGTTTATTGCCAGTAGCAGGGTACTGGGCAAAAGCAATGGAGTAGGAAAGAATAAGGGCAAAAGAAAGCATTTCTCTCTTTTTTGGGAATTTAACTTTATCAACCACTTTGCCAATAAATTTCCTACCTATTCCCATTACTAACTCTTCAGCTAAGACTTTGCCAATTTTAACAATGGCTTTTAAAAACTTTCGTTCTTTTTTTGGTGCGTTTATTTCGTCCATATTTAAATAATTATAAAGAATATAACATAATTAGCACCATCATAATGGCTGACTGAATCAATCGTAACAATTGATCCGCTAATACTGTATTGACTATCTACCAATAATTGCCCATTTTGGAACAATAATATTTGTTGTGTTACAGTAGGTAAAACCCCTGCATTTTTAGTTACGGTAAAATTAAGTGAATTAGAATTAAGAAATTCTTCGGTAAATACTTTTGTAACGCTATTATTTTGTGTAGTAGGTTCACTATTTGTTGGAGTTATAGATCCCGTTCCAGCCACACCGCCACCAGAATAATTAGATGTTCTTCCAGAATCAAAATCTAAACCCCTAAATAAAACAGTCTTTTCAGTATATCCCATTAGCTTTGATCAATAATTTCTACAAAAGTACCACTAATAATATCAGTTGTCAAATCTAAAGTACAATTTTCCATCATATATGTAATACCATCATTCTCAATTGCTAAATGAGGATACCAAGGGTTATCTTTATCAAGCATTTGAAATTGCATACTAATTAATTTTCTTACAGGAAATAACTGACCTTTAATAATTTCATTTACAAGTAATTGATTTATATTTTTCCCAGATCCAATATTTTTAACCCTCCAACCAGTTCCATCTGTTATCTGCCATGTATTTGCATTGTTCTTAACGCGAATAGCACCTGGAGAACCAAGGCTAGGACCATCGCCAATAAAAACTCTTTTATCAATACTTATACTTGATGTATCATTATTAAATGAACCAAATACTTTAACATCATTTTGCCCGTTTAAATTACCAGCAGCTAAATGTTCCATAAATAAATTACCTAATTCATAAAACTTTAAATAAGAAGCAAGTAAATTAGTTCCATTTTCTGTTCTTACTTGACTAATTAAAAACCTTACTCCTAAATCACCACTTTCAGGCATTATTGGTGTAGTCCAATTTACAATGATATTATCTACAGATCCCCCGGCAGCAGGCAGAATAGAATTACCGCCTGGTATTATAAATTTATAATAACTAAATGTTTGTTCCCAACTTTGTGCAGTAAATGTATGTTGAAATCCATTGTATGTGACATCCCTTTTTAACCAATATTTTACAAGATTAATTTTAACATAATTAATTTTTCCATTAAATGTACCACTTGGATCAAAGGTTAACTGCTGAGTAGAGATACAAACAATCCTTTGGTAATACTCACCAGTTGTAGTAATATTATAAATATCACCGCCCATTTTTAAATCTAGTGTGCCATTTGTAACCTCAACACCAAAACTAACATAATAAGTAGCACCATTTATAGGGGTAAAATTAGTGTAAACAAAATTACCTGTTGCATTAGTAGCTTTAGCAAAACCTAAAGCGTCACCTTCATCATCCGACAAAAACCAACCAGCACCTAAAGTCCATGTTGTTATTTCGGGTGATCTATTAGCAGTAAGAAAATCAATAAGAGGAACAACATTAGGTCTTAATTCAATGACAAAAGAACCCTCAACAATATGTGGTGCAATTGTTAGTACACCTACTTGGGAATCTCTGTATTTCATTACAGAGGTATAGGTTATAGTAGCCTCATTATTACTTCCATCTAAATCAATTGAATTAAAAAATTCAGTATTAAGATTATTAAATACTTTACCTGATAGTAAATTTATACTTGCTATATGCTCATACTCAATATCTAAGTCTTTTATATGTCCATAGTAACCTTTTCTACCACCAGCTAGCCTAAGTAATTTATTAGATGCACTATTATTGTCGCTTAATAAAGTCGGTAAAAAACTAGTTTGTTGTTGTAATGTAGAAGATAAATAATATACAAATAATAGAATTGGACTTTCTAAATAGTAATTTGGTTGTATCATGAAAAACTTTCTGTCTGAAAAGAAAAATCTCATCCCTAGTGGGATCATTATTCTTTTTAAAACATCATAACATTTCATGTATGTTATATTGTCTTTTGTATCAATAGTGTAAAATACTTTGTGATTTATACGCATTCGATGTAATGGATCAATCTCTATAGCATATGTCCACGAATCCTCATGCCAATTAAATGCGGTTGCTAATATTCCTAAATTAGTACCATATGTTTCTTGTACAAAAGTTAATTTTTGTAAGCAATTATTAACGTGGTTTATAATTGTATCATCACCAGAATAAACTGTATATCCTTCAGGCTTATAATCTATACCTTTTAACCAACCTATGCCATCAATAGCATTGATAGTGTATTCATAACCAACGGCAAGAGAAACGTCATCGTATTCTACAAGATCAGCTAGTATATATCCGTACCAATAAAAATTAGCAAAGTTTGCTGCATCGTGTCCAACTAAAGTAATAGTAAACCTACCTTCAGGTGCTACTAAAAAATCAGATAAATAATTCTGTATTACTTCTGAATTAATAAGCATAGTAAAACTAAAATTACTACCTATAATTGGTGCGTATCTTTCTAATCCAGTTTCTATTTCAGACTGCCAGTTAATACTAGCATTAATAATTTTAATTTGTGTAATTGCCCCAGCATAGGCTGAGTCATTAATTGATAAAATGTATTTTCTACCTTTCTCTGAATAAAACGTGGATTGAAATCTTACTGCCATTATCTTATTCTTTGATTAATATTATTAGCCCTTTCCATCATAAAAATTAAATCAGAACCTGAAACCCTTGTAGATAATACATATGGTAAACCGCCTCCTGCATCTCCAAGCATACTTTTAAGTTTACTCAAAGGAGCAATGACTTCAGGGTCAAATGATGCATTAGGGTTATCACCGACAGTTGCCATAGTTGGACCAAATGCCAAACCACCTCTTGCAAGTTTAGTTTTTGCTAATAATCCTTTAAGTGCTGATACAGTTGCAAGACCAATACCTAATCCAATAACAGATGCCAAACCACCACCCTTCATTGCCTCTTTTAAAGTAATTTGTGCTAATAATGCTTTTAAAGTCATGCTAATTACATCAAGCATTGTACTTAAAAATGCTTTACCAAACGAGACAATAGCATTTTCACCGTTTGCAAGTGCTGTACCTAAAGCGTCAAAACCTTCACCCAATGCTTTACCAAAATCTTTATTTAAGGCGTCACCAACTGCACCAAGTGACATTTTAAAATCATCTAATATTAATTTTAAAGCACTTACCTTTTTTTGCGCTTCTTCCGATTGCCTTGCAATTCTAGAAAATACAGTATTTCCAACTTCTGAAATTCCAGAAACTCCTTGATATGCCTCACCTAATTCTCTTGTACTTTTAGTTGTATCGTCAATTATTCCAATACTAGTTTTTAATTGTGCTTGTGTATCTTTATCAAATATATCTTCAAAACTAAATGTAACTTTTTGTTTATTGCCTGCTGGCAATTCATCTACAATTATTTTCCTATTTTCTAATTTATCGTATTCATTATTTATTCTTTGTAATTCATTTGCTATTTCATAATATTTTTCTCTTAATGTTTCTGCTGATGCGGAATTAGCACCTTGTGTTACTAATATATTTTTATATTCATCTTCAGTATCACTTAATTTCTTTTTAAGTAATTCATAAGCAGTTAATACTTTTTCAGTTTTACCCGCATTATTAACTATACCATTTCCATTATCTACTACTGTATTTGTTAAAGAATTATATTGTGATTGTAATTCACTTAATATACCTTTTAACCTTTTTACATTATCGTTATTTTTTCCATATTCTCTAGTGGAAACATCAATGGCTAAATTTAAATCTTCAATTTCATATCTTAAAGCTATTATTTTTTTATCATTAATTATTTTATTATATTTTTCTTGTTCTGTATTTAAAGAAACTAAACTTTTATTTGTATTATCATAAGCAGTTGTTAAAACAGATATCTCTTCTTTAACTTTTTTAATTGCATTAGCGGTTAAATCATATGTTATTAAACCAGCACTTACATTTAATCCTGTAGTTAAACCCGTTGTTCTTTCTACTTTACCTTGAGACCTTTTTGCTTCTAATTCAAATAACTTAGTTTCTAAATCAATTAATTTATTTTTTTGTTTTTCAGCAACTCCTTCTGCAGCTAGTAATTTAAATTTTGCTCTTAATGCATCATTGCCTTCTAATTGAGCAGTTGTTATTTCTTGTAAAGATGTTTTTTCAGTAAGTAATTTTGGTAAATAATCTGAATATTTTGTATTTAATTTATCTATTATTGTTAATCTAGTTGATGTGGAAATATTCACATCCTTTAACATATTTATTAATGTATTAAATTCCGATGCTTCAGTTCTTGCATTTTTTGCACCGATACTTAAATAATTATTAAATGTTTCAATTGGTTTAGATGCTTCATTAAAATTACTATATACAAGATAAATACTTCCAACTAAAAGCGCAGCTATTGCTATGTAACCGCCAGTAAGTAAACTTAAAGTATTTGTTGCTCTATTGTATTTAATTATTGCACTTACTGCTTGACCAAACATATATGTTAAATGCCCCACAGAAGATGCTAATTGACCTATTGTCCAAGACAAAGCACCAAGTACGGCTATATTTTTAATGCTATTTAAAATAGTCTTTTGTGTACTATCAGATAAACCACCAAAATATTCAGTTAATCTTTTTAAACTATCTACAACGTTAGCAATAATTTTATCTAAATCAATATTCTTTAATATAACCTTGCCCATTTCAGCAGAGGCAAATTTTATTGAGTCTTTTAAGTTATCAAAACTATTTCTTATACCTCCGGTAGAATTTTGTACTTCTGGTAAAATTCTAAGAGATTCTGTTAATCTCATTGCAAATTCCTTTGCACCAATACCTAATGACCTTACACCTTCAATATTGTCTGTACCAAAGGCTTGTTGCATTGCTTTGCCGATAAGTGGAACGGCTGATTGAATTGGCTTAAAATCTTCCGCAAGAATCTTATTCTTGGAAATCATTTGAGTTAACTGGTATTGAACCGCTTCTAATTCAACCGCTCCACCTCCTGTAGTGGCAAGTGCCTTACCAAATGTTTCTAATACTTTTCTAGCTTCATCAGCCTTTAAACCAACAGATTGTAATCTAATAGAACCTCTAACTGCTTCCTCAAAAGCAAGACCAGGTAGTTTTGCGCTTTCCTTTAATTTATTTAATTCTTTGCCTGCTTCAGCAGAACTACCCATAATGGCAGTCATACCTCTTTCAAGTTGATCCATTGAAGCAGCAGCACTTAGGAAAGCACCTCCGATGCCAATAACGGGTGCGGTAAAACCTAATGTTATACCTCTTCCAATAGCTAATGCTTTTTGACTAAAAGCAGTCATATCTCTGCCAGCCATTTTTAAAGCCCTTTCTAAAGGGGAAGCATCTGCCCGTATTTTAATCGAAAGTATTCCTTGTGCCATTACACTATATCTTTTTTAAAGTTACCCTCACCTTTTACAATCCTATCCATGAAATCCATTTCTGCAAAATCTTTAGAGGTAAGTTCTCTTTGTTTAAAATTATCATCCCAAGGAAATTTAATTAAATCTGTAATTTTTAGCGCATTACTTTTACTTGTATGAGGTTGTAAATTTACAAAAGCTAACCATCTGGTTTGTTCCCAGCTAAGTCTATATTGGTAATCAATTTTGCTTTTATAACCTTTATACTTTACCATTAACTCGCCAATATCAAACATATTCATTTCCTCTGGAGTCATCTGTAAGTCACCCAAACACATTCTCTCTATATCTTCAATTTCAAGAGGTCTTGCATTTGGGTCACTTAGTTTTTTTCTTCTTCGCTACTTCCCCCCATAGACTGTGCTAACAACACGCTAAAATCATTAAGAGCATTATGATCATCAATAAATTCAGCAAATGATTCTAGTGTATAAGGATTGTCTTTTTGTTCTTTCCGATAACCATTTTCGACACCTAAATAAATTACCTCATACAAAAGGCTTAAATCGTCTTCTAAATATTCTTTAAATAAAGAAAATTTAATGTTTTTTCTTTTTAAAAAAAGACTTAATGAATAACCCCCTAATTTAAAAGGAATGTTGTTGCCATTAATTTCAATGTGATTAACCGATACCATATAAAGTTTTTTTTTGTTATCCGATACTAAAGGGAGTCAACACCTTGCCGACCCCCAAATAGTATCGGAAAATTATTTACTAAGTTGTTGTAGCACTAATAGATGCAGTATACTCTCCTTGACCTGATGTAGCATTTACTGCTGCAACTCTAAAGTTATACGGAGTATTACTAACTAATCCAGTAACGGAAGCACTTGGGGTGGTTGAAACCGCATCTACAAAAGTTGTAAAGACGTCCGCACTAGCTAATTTAAATTGTACAACATAATCTGTAATTGCACTTGAACCAACCACTGCAGGAGCAACCCAAGTTAATCCAATACTAGTAGATGCCAATGATCCAGCGGCTAAACTAGTAGGAACGCCAGGAGGCACTTTGGTATATCTTGTAATTGCACCATTTACTCTTAAACTACAAGAAGCAGTTACACTTTCTTGATTAGCTGCATTTAAAGATAAACTTTCAATAAAAGCGGTAAAACTAAAAATAGAATCCCCATTTATACTAGATGTATACAGACAAGTAATTGCCGTACCTGAATCCCAACTGTTAAATAAGGTGTTAAATTTAGTATTGCCTGATGTGTCTCCAATATCCGCAAACATTAATTCAGTTGAAAATGTAGCAGATTTTTGACCAGGGGCTACTTCGACCCAAGCGGACGTATTGTCCTTGTGCGCAGTTTCGCGCATGGCTCTTGATAAGTCTAATGTATCAGAGGTCGAATAAGCAACCGCGACTCCATTTACATATAGCCTTAACAAAGCACCGTTCATTATTCCAGTTGTTGGCATTTTGTTTTATTTTAATTTTGACTTAAACTTTTTTTCTTCAATAACCTCTTCAGGAAAATCATCTTCTCCTCCAAACAATTGTTCTTCATTTACAATTATTGGAACATAAACCATTTCTTTTTGAGGTTCTATTACTGGCATTATTTCAACGCTTTCGCCTGTATATAACACCGAATGACCAGACTTAATAAGGTTAATGGCATAACTGTCATACATTTCACATATATCACCTACCTTAAAATCTTGATGGTCTTTTACAAACTTTATTTTCATAAGTTATTTATTTTAAATATAAAATCAATTGCAATCCAATAAATTTTGTCATCCATTACTGGATCACCAGTCATTTCGTCTTCAAATATACACCAATCTAATTTAATAGAATTAAATGTACCTCTTAAATTATCAAACCTATTCCTTAATGCTAATGAAACAGTTTCAGTAGTATCGTAATTTTTAGAGTAAATATAAAAGGTTACTTTGTATTCGTCTTTTGGACTTACTAGGTTTTTTACTCTTGTAGGATCAGTTCTTATTTTAGTATAAGTAATATATGGATAAGCAACAGTACTTGGTGCTTCTTCTGGAAAAATCCTAGTACCAACTAAGCCAACTAAGGTAGTATCTGTACTAGCAATTTCATATATTAATTTTCCTATGTTCATTGTATTTTGTAGTCTAATCCTGCTGCTCTAGCATTATCATTAATTAATGAATGAGTACCTTTTATTACAACGTCTCTTGACGCATGAAATGCTCTTAAAAATCCTTGTAATAAAACTTTTGTTTGGAAAGCAACGGCACTTCCATATAAAAAATTTGCGTAGTAAGCATCTGTTTTGTTTATTCCATCAAAAGGTCCTCTACTAACTTTAGTAGGGTAGTTCTTTAAAGGTCCTATAACTATGGTGTCAATCCTTTTCAACCTAGGTTTAAATGGATTAAGAACTTTTACAGAGTTTCTTAAATGACCGGGTATAAAAGATGCTTTATATTCCTTTTCAGTTGTTTGTCCTGATTTTTTATCAGTTTTCTTTTTTGTAAAATACCTATAGTGTACTCCACCTTTATAAATAGGAATTTGCGGCTTAACCGCTGCAATCATAGGTTGAGCCGCGTCATAAAGTAAATCCATTTTTTTTAAGTCCCAATCTTTCTTAAAATTGGTTCTCATCATTTTTAATGCATTCTGGACATCTCTATCAAATATTTGCCACTCAACTTCAAATTCTTTATCAACAAATTTACCACCCTGTTCAGCACGTCTTTGTTCTGTGCGTAACCGGTTGTAATCTGTTCCACGATTTGTATGCCCAAAGGCAATTGGTCTTCTTGGCATGATACTTTTTTAAAAAATATTAGGGAGATAAATAATCCCCCTAATATTTAATCAATAGTTAAAGTTAATTGATTTGCATTAAATTTAACCTCGTCACCTATAGCAATACTTTTTGGAGCGGTTAAAGCACCGTAAAAAAGTAATTCACCACCAGTTACTGCGCTAAAAACACCAACATGAGAAGCAGTAACTGCAACACCGGAATTAGACGTTATGGTAATAATGGCAGTATTTGTTAAAGTACCAGCACCACCAGTTCCCCTTGTGAATCCACCAGCAGCAACATTTATTCTTGTAAACAATGCACCCGTTAATGAACCACCTTCACCGGGGTCTTGAGAATATAACTGAACAAAAACACCGCCTGTTAAAGTAGCAGCAAATGCTTGACCATTTAACCAATTTGTTATTTGGTCTTCTAAATAATTTGAAAATTTACTCATTGTATATAGTTTTTAACGTTAAAAATTTATTTCAAAATTGTTTTAAAAAAGGCTATTTTTATAATTAGGAGAATGTTATAGTTCCTGAATTTCTAATTTCTCTAATACTATAACTACCATCAGTATAACTTACTGCATCTGTTTGCGCACCTCCAGACAATGTAATAGTTGCAGAAGATGTTAACCATCTTACTATTACAACACCTTTACCACCATTACCTCCAGCCTTCCAATTTGCAACTGTATCTGTACGTCTAAACGCACCACCTCCACCACCGCCAGTAAAGTCAGTACCAGGACTACCAGCCGAATCTACCGCGCCCACA